ACCTGTTTCCAACAATCTGTTTTTCACTAGGGTTCAACAAGTCAATAAAAAAGCAAGGCTCTTTAAAACCCTGCTCCAGTTCTTCCCTGTGTACGTCTATTCCTTCAAAATTTTCAGACAGTTTCAACCNCTTTGGGAAAATATGTAATGTCAAAAAGATAGCTTCTTAAATACCTGTTTCCAACAATCTGTTTTTCGCTAGGATTCAACAAGTCAATAAAAAAGCAAGGCTCTTTAAAACCCTGCTCCAGTTCTTCCCTGTGTACATCTATCCCCTCAAAATTTTCAGACAGTTTCAACCCTATTGCATTTACAATTTCATTTAGCATCTATCCTCCTAACTTTTTAAGCCATTCAGTAATCTTCTTTTCAATAACAGCTGGAGCTTGCTTTTGCAGTTCGTTTTCGGAAATTGTGAGCATAAACTTACCTTTTACCCAAGACTTTTTTAATCTCTTCCCAATAGCAGGAACAAATCTTCCTGGTGTCTGCCTATGCCCAAATTCGACATAGCTTGCATATTCAGCAGAGTTTGAAACTTCTATCTCGTAATTCTCTCCATTTTTTCTCACATCTGATACAGTCCAGTTTTTTCTTAGATTACCAGTGTCTGAAGGCGTCCTTTTAATTACTTTACGTAACAATCTTGCAGCCAATTCTTTTATGGTGTCAATCATTAACTGCTCGTTTTCCTTCTCCATCTCTTCAATTATTTTCTGGAACTCCTTCAGCCCATCAAACTGCACCTTTATCTTTGAACTTGCCATTACGCCTTCTCCTGTTCCGTTTCAAGCACAATTTCCTGATGATTTGTGTAAACTGCCGATATTCCGCTATGTCTATACAGTCTTGTCACGTTATTTTGAGTAACTTCAATTGTGCTTCCTGGAGGAATGTATACTTCTGGAGAAATAAACAATTTAACAACTTGGGAAACATTAGCCCCCTGTCCTGTCTGTTCTGCTTGGCTGATATTTTTGAAACTTAGCCGGCAAGGCTCATTCTTGCATATTTCCACTTTTTCAGAACTTACTATTCCGTACTTGTCTTTTGATTTCTTATTTTCAAAAGCAGTACACAGCCCGTCCCACATTGAGTGTATAGCTTCTCTTGCACTTTTTAAAATTTCACTTACCATACTAGCCTCCTGTACTTGAGTATCTCGCTTTCTCCGTAAGCTAAAAGCGTTGATAAAAATACTTCAAATTTATCTCCTGTGGTTTTACTGTCCTCAAAGACCACTTTAGTTTCTCCTTCACTTATCTCTTTTGCTATTCGGTTAAAGTTTAATCCCGGAATATTAAGCTGATTTAACTTCAATTTGAAGTTCAAAAACTCAGCCGCACTTCTATTTATCCAGACATATTTTAATCCTTCAGGAACTTTCTTTTGGTTAGTTTTATTACAGATGTAGTATTTTACTGTCTGAATAGAGTTATCCAATAAAAATAAGTCGCCATCTACAACTTCATAGCCTAGCGACTTTAAATATTTTTTAACATCTTCCTTGATGTCCGCGATATATTCCATAACTACCACCTATTTTTTAGATTTTTTGCTTTTTTCTTCAGAATCAATGCCCTCTTCATCCACTTTATATCCGTGTTCCTTAAACCACTCAATTAAATGTGAGTTATCCGTTTCTCCAACTCCATTTACAAAAGTTACTCCAGCACTACTTCCTGAATAGTCTTCATTTGGTGCGTATATTTTAAAAGCCATACAAAATCCTCCTATTTAACCTTGATTTTTCTGAAAATTCCTGCAGCTTTCGTAGCTTTCAATGCAACTGCCGCAACCATTTCCACTTCTCCTGTTTTTACTGCACCAGCCGTTTTATAGTCAGGTAGCCACGATTTGATTAAAGCGTTTCCTGTAGGTGCAACTCCGTGAAATCCATCCATACCAAATCTTACAGCGTATAAAGAAGTTTCCCCTTGTCCATTTATTGCTGAAACTGGGTCATTAGTCCCTGCTTTAGTTCCCAAGTCAACAAATGGGATTGCTCCGTATCTCTCAACCTGCTGTCCAAATTCATTCATTGTAACGGTATATTGAGCTGAACGTCTTGCACAGGCTCTTAATCTGGCAATCAGTTTTGTATTTCCAGCTAACATTGATGGCGTTCCATCTAGCCCCATCAAAAACTCATCTAACAAGTCTAAAAACAGTTTGTAGTTTGTGTCTACCGCTGCCGAGTCTGATAAGTCAATTGCTGCCGTTGGGATAAATTCAGTTGTACTTCCTGTAACTGCTTTTTCTAGTCCATCAAACGCTTTCGCATTTACTCCTGAATCCCCATTGATAACTGTGTCATTAAATAACGCTGACGCCGCTTTAATTTTTTGAGTCATTTGCAGTTGAACTTCTGAAACAATTCCACCCATATCTGCAATAATTCTATCAATCTGGAATGATCCCCCAAAGATTTTCAAGTCTACATTGTGTCTTTCTTTAGAAACTTCCGCAGGTGTGTATTCCTGATTGACTTCCCTAAAGTCAGCAGTTGGTTGAGTTTTCAACCTCGTATAACCATAAGTCATTGTAGTTCCTCCACCAGTAGGCGATACCACGTTGTCAAACGGTATGTTACTCATAATAAAATTACTTTTTGCAAATTCATCAATTACTCCAATCTGCAAATCATCCTGTACGTTCTTTTTAGCTTCTGCTAATGTTATTGGCATATAAGCCACCTCCTATTATTCATTTTTATTTACCATCAGTCTTGCCATTATGGCGTCTCCTAATGACTTTGTTTGGTTTGCACCTTCTGTACCTGTATTCCCTTCTCCAGGTTTAACTCCTGAAAAGTTAGGCTCTTTCGGTTTTGATTCTGCCGGTTTAAATAGCATCTTGCTATCTTCAGCAGTTTTCAAAGCTTCTATCTGTTCATTAATGCCAATCAGAATTTCACCATCCAGTTTGATTTTACCCATATCAAGCAAAGCCTTAACTGCTTTAGTATTAATAGCATTTGAACTCAGCAAAGTGCTGTCAATTGCACTTTCCAGTTTAAATTTAGCAAGTTCAGCCTCAAAATTATCTTTTGCCACCTTGTTATCTTTTTGCAGGTTCTCAATAGTCTGCTTCATTGTTTCCAAATCCCCTGAACTATTCTTTAAGTTTTCAAGCTGCACATCTCTGTCTTTCAAATCCTTCTCCAGCTGTTTTTTTGTGTTATTCACTTCATCAAATCTTGATTTTGGAATAAACCCTTTCAACTGTTCCGCATTTGCTGACAGCACCTTTTCTGCCTGCTCTTCTGACAGACCTAAATTTAACAAATCTTCTTTGTTCATAATCTATTCACTCCTATTCATTTTTTACGTTGTATGCCAACGAGATTATTTTTTTTCTGATTTGTTCTTTTACGCCTGCAAATTCTAAAAAGGCGAAAATAAAAAATCACGACTAAATTAATAATCGTGATTATATTTAAATAGTTGTGGCTGAATCCTCCAGTATTTCTGCTATTTCTTCCATCTTTCTTTTTATGTGATTTGGAGCGTTAGTATAAAAATCTTTGCCATTTTCCAAAGACCTTTCTAGTGTTTCTAAAACGTCCTCTAAATATTTTTCACTATAAGGAAGTTCAATAACTAAATTTGAATCTATCTTTTTTTTGTACTCCTCAAGTTTAGGGTGTTCGTAATTAAACCCAAAACCGCCACCTAAATAATTGTATTTTATTTTATCCATTTGACCTCCTACTTCCTATTATTAATTATTTTTAAATATGTTTTCAGAGAATTAGGCATATACTCTTCAATAAACTTAATATTTCCTGTTTCATTTTCCAAGGTCACTGCCTGTGTTATATTGGCCCAAACTTCTGAGGCTGTTCTGTAATTTCTGCTTATAGCTTTCAATTTTTGCTGTGTTTTAACATCGTATCTTATGCTGTTATAAAAATCTTTCAAATCATTAAGCCGCTCTGCTTTTTTAACAGCGTTGTACTCTCTGTCGTAATATCCTTTACCGTGTCCCCAGCCAAAAATATTTCTTTTTTTAGTATCACATATCCCGTCTAGAAAATCTTGAACTCCTGAACTTTGTGCTGTTGTTGACAATTTCTCTTTTAAACTGCCAAAATTTTTAAATCCGTTTGTTGATTGCCTTAGAATTTCTATATCTTTTCTTACCGCATCTAAAAACATGTCGCTTGAGCTGGGTATTTTCGGAAATGTATTCTTTAATAAAGTGCTGTTCTGAATTCCTTCTATTTCAAGATAAGTCAAATCATTGTAATATTTGTTGTTATCAAAAAAGTGACCTGCCTCATGTGCCAATGTTTCAAATTTGTGACTGCCCTGCTTGATATATTTTTCGTCAGCATACCCAAATACTATTTTATTTTCTCGCGGTGTAAAACTCCCTCTGTATTCATCTAAAATTTCAATTTTATCTAAACTATTAAAATGTTCATTATACAGAGCTTTTATATTTTCATTGGGGCATTTGTTTAAGATAGACTTGTATTCTTCGTAATCTTTACCTGTCATAATCTCTTTAAGTTTTGTCAATTCAATTATACCATCATTTCCAGTTTTTTCAACTTCATCTTTCTGATATTTTTTAAACCACTCGTCGTAAGTCATGTCGCTTGGAACATAATAAGTTTTTCCATCTTTATCCCTTGCGGCACGTTTCTCTTCCTCCCCATCTTCAAAATATGGTGCTGTAGTTGTCCTGCAGTTGACGTGAAACGGCGGAGCAGTTGTGCCAATTTCGTAATCCTTAAAATCGAACACTTTGCCGTCAAGCCCCTGGCAAATCTCGGAAGTCCTGCTGTCAAGAGTTGCAACAATTTCATAACGCTCAATATTCAAATCTTCATAAGTCTTAATTCTAGCTTTAGAAGCATAGGCGGCACTTTCAGTATAGACAAGCCTTGCTACATTACTTCTGCTTGCATTCATTCTTTTAACAACTTTTTCTATTAATGTATCAAGTTTATCCCCGTGAATAAAAGCCTGTGTCATTTCAGTATGCAGAGTATTCAGAAGTTTTTCCTTGTCTTCCCATATCCTGTCTGAAAAATGTTTTCCGTCAGAAGCCCAAGGGTTAGAAATCACAGTATTTACCAATTTATCATTCAACTTATACATATTTGAACCTATGCCCATCCCTGTACCTTTGGCAATTTCAAAAAACGTATGGTTATACTGATCCTCATATAAGTTGCCTAGATAATTTTTAAATCCATTGCCGTTATCATTATACAGCTTTTCTATTTCAGCACGCACTTGAAGCTTCATAGCTTCTAATCTCTCTATATGATACTTAGCACTTGCATTTTCAAGTTCTCTCCTGAATAAATTATTGTTCTCGCCAGAACCTTTTTTGATATACTCTTCTACAGTCCATTTGAACTCTTTGCGTTCCTTTTTGTTAAGCATTTCCTTTGCATTTGCCAATGTCACATCGTTATTTTTAGCAATCCTGTTGTACCATATTTCAATATCCTGATTTATCCTAGTGATTGCCTTGTCATATTCAGCCTGCTGTTTCTTTATCTCTTTTCCAGCCATTTGATTAACTCGGTTTTCTTCTTCAACAAATCTATCTTTCCAATAATCACTCATTTAAATCACCATTGTGGTTATGTTTACCGTCATCAAAATTAGCATAATCTGTCCGTTCCTGTATCTGCTGTTCTGATTTTTCTTTCTTAATTCTTGCAAGCTCTTCCTGAACATCAGTTACCCAAGGGTGCTGTGCAACAAGTGTCTCCTCTGAAATTATCCCAACCGAATTTCTAATATCTGAAATAGCCTGACTTTCATTCACAAGAATATCCCTGTTAAGTACAACCTCTACTTTTTCCTTGATAAAGTCGCCCTGCCCTGTGTTTTTCAAATGATTTGCCACAAACCATATCATTTCTTCAAAACTTGCCTGGAACTCAGTTTCAAAGTCATTTGCTTCCAAATCTATATCTGAATACATTGAACGTATATTAAGTTGGTTCGGATTATTCCCAAGAGTGTCCGCCTTGCTGTCAAATCCTCCACCATTTTCAATTATAGTTTTCTTCAGCAGTTTCACAATGCTTTCATAGTTTCCTGCATTTACTTCAACTTGTAAACTTGAAACTTCCCCATCTTCACGAACTTTAACAGCTCCAAACGTGGAAAGATTTCTTCTAAACTCGCCTAAATTTTCACCGTCATAATTTTTAATGATTAAAATCGTATTCCTGCTGTCTTCCTGCATGTTATTCATAAAATCACTTATAAGAGTGTTTAAAGCGTCCTGTAGTGATTTTACTCTTTTAAGCAAGGGTTGTTCCAGCTCATCTGCCTTGAAGCATATAAGCGGTATTTTCTGCCAGTTATAAGGCTTGTCATCAACGCTCAGGTACGACTTCATTTCAATTGCTGTAAGCTTTGCATTATTCATTTTGTAATACTCTACGCCAGTCTTTCTATAAATCTCAACGTAATTTTCAGTATTATAAGTTCCATTTTTATAAAGTTCCCGGCTGTAAACTCTTATTGCGTAGTCAAGCTCTTCATGCTCATTGTCAAGCCATACAGGAATAACCTCAACTGAATTTAGCCTTTTAAATTTCAAGTTTCCCGTTTCGTCCACATATAAAAATAACCACCCAAGTCCATTGTTATAGACATCAGTGGTTACTCTTTTCAATGTTTTAAGAAAATTCTTATCAAACAGCTCATTCAGTTTGTCATCATATTCCTTGTTCTCGCTTTTGATACTTGGGGTTTTGGAAATTATGTAATTTACTTTCTGCTTGACCAGTTTTTTATACTGGTTATCGACAATCCTGTTATTTGGTAGGTTTTCAACTATTGTTAATTTGCCATCTTCCCCAATTGCCGTTCTCTGCCTTGAAAGGATGTCGTGCCTTCCACGATAATAGTCGTTTCCGTCTTTCATTTCCCTATATTTCTGGCTTGCAAAATGCCACATTATGATACTCTCAACTTCGCTAAGATTTATATTCTGTTCTCTCATCTTATCTTTTCTCCTAAACAATTTCTTAATAAATTCAATCATTCCTTACTCCTTAATCAAAAGAAAATGTAGGGCCTTTTGAATAGCTTTCAAGTGCATATCTCATTGCGTCCATTAAATGGTTAAAATCGTCTACAGGCTTATTGACTGGATTGTCAAACTTGTCCTTGTCCCACATATAGTTTGATATTTCAGTTATGAAATTCACACATCTAGGATGAATAATAATTTTATAATCCTGGATATACTGAATCCCGTTATTAATACTGTCCCTACCTTTTCTTGATTTTCTTATGCCTTTCAATCCCAAATCGTAAAGTTCGTCAATCGACTTAGGCTCTTGGCTATCCGCCACAATTTTTTCTTTTCCATAGCCCTTTCCGATAATCTCTTCAGCGATTTGACGGTTTTTCATTGCGTTTTTGTAAATCTCGTCAAATACATAAATTTCTTTATTCGCTACATCAATCAGCCCACAGAAAAACGCTGACGGATCATTAGTATAACCAAAGTCTAATCCAAAGGCTGATTTCACACCTTTACGTTTTGAAATTTCGTTGACATCAAATTCTTTTTCTTCCCAGTTCTCATAAACAAGCCCTTCAACAATTCCCCAGTTTCCAAGCCCTGCCACCTGATAACGTCTGGGATTATTTTTTTTCATATCCTCAAACAGTTTCTTGTCACTGTCATCAAGCCATTCATTGCACATATAGTTAGTTGTCTTTGCCATTATGTTTTCGTCTTCAACATCAAAAAATC